TAACGCGGTCTGTTGTGCGCAGGGAGTGGGCAGTGCTCCACCACCGTCACCCACCGCCATATGGGTAATTTTAAGCGGGATACCGAGCGCGGCGGCGCTAGCCAGTTTCGCCGCGCCGATATCCGTCAGCAGGGTGTAAAATTTTGCGCTCATGGGTTCACTCTCATCGTGTCAATAACATGGACCGCTCCGCCCTCATAAGCGGTGCCGCCGGAAATAATGGTTTCGTTGATGTACGGGTAGATCGTGATTTCTTCACCGGTGTAGGTGGCTGCACCCACAAAATACGGGCCGCCTGTCTGCAGGTTGATGGACATGCCAACCAGATGACGGCTGCACGGTTTGGCGTCACCGATCAGGCGCTCCAGCTCCAGATAGGTTTCTTCTGTTATACCCTGGTCCTGCACGCCAATATCCAGACGGAACGTCCCCGGCGTTTCGCCGGTCTGCCACCACTCAATGATGCGGATCAGGAAGCCGAACGGCTCCACCACACGCCGCACGGCGCTGGTTGTCCCCTTGTGCTGATGGATATAAAACGCGTCCTGCACAACGCGGCGCTTGACGCTTTCTGTCCAGCTTTCATCCCAGCGGTCAACAGAAAACGCCCAGGCCAGATAAGGCAGGAACCTGATCGGGCAGGTTGCCGGGTTCCATAAATCACGCAACGATACCTGCAGATCGGAAATCCCGCTGCAGGTCTGCGCCAGTCGGCGTTCAAGCGGCGACGAACCCGGCGGCAACAGACTACTCATCCGTGCCCCCGTTGGTGACGCTCCACTCTGTGCAGGACGCTGCCTGCGTCTTATCCAGCACCACATCATCCAGCGGGGACGCCAGCTCCACACGCTGGACGCCCTCTACGTGCAACGCGGCATAAATGGCGCTGCGGCGGATATCACGTCCCAGCCGCGTCTGACTGGCGATGTATCTCTGCAGGCTGGCTTTTGCTTCTGCCATCACCGGCTCAGCCTCCGGCCCCGGATAAAGGAAGATCGTCGCATCCACGCTGTACGGAATAATTTCAGCGCTGCGCACCGTCAGGCGGTCTGCCACCGGGCGAACCTTTTCACTGTTAAGCGCCAGCTCAACCACCGCCAGCAGGTCAGCCCCTGCCGTACCGTCACCCTCGCGACTCAGCACGGTAAGCACCACCTCTGCCGGTGCCGGACTGGTTGCGCTGGCATCAGCCACGCGCCCGTCGGCGCTTCTGGCGTGGAACTCATAGGCTCCCGTCGGCCCTGCAACGGACAGCCCCTCAAATGCTGCAGGAATGCGCTGACGTAATGCTTCATCACTTTCCATCACTGCGGCGACCGGCGGCACCGCATCATTATCGGCAGGGACTACCGTCAGGCGCTTCACGTTGCAGTTGCCTGCCAGTTGCTCAAGGTCATTTCCCATGGAGTAGGCCACCATGACAGCCTGCGCAGCCTCATTAATTCGCTGGCGCAGCAGGATTTCGCGGTAAGTATTCTCCTGCAGCAGTTTGGTGACAGGTTCTGACTCCAGCGCTAACGTGCGCATAACGGCCTCCTGTTCATCAGCCGGATGGAGGGCCACAAAGGAGGCCTTGCGTTCTGCCAGCAATGCCTCAAAGTCCGGCACGTCCACAATCTGCGGCGGCGGTAGTCGGGAAAGATCAATGACTGCCATTGTCTGCTCCTGTTGATACGGAAAGGGAAACTGGCGCACCGTTATTGCTGTGTCCGGTAAGCTCAACCACCATAGAGCCGTCAAAATTGCCGTTGATGGTGATGGAGTCCAGCGTAAGGCGCGGCTCCCAACGGTTCAGCGCCACATAAACCGCAGACATAATCTGCAGGCGCAGCGCCGGGTTCTGCGGCTGGTCAATCAGGGCAGACAGCAGGGAGCCATATTCCCGGCGGGCAAGACGGCTGCCCTGCGGCGTCAGCAGAATATCCCGCACCGACTGGCGCAGATGGTCTGTATCTGAAATGGCCTGCCCGTCATTCCTGCTCATACCGATATACAACGTCATACCGGACCTCCCGTGTTATCGCCGCCTTTCAGAACACCAGTATGCTCATGGTCATCAACTACGATCCCGTTGGAACTCATCGCGCCACCGCCCTGAGTGACGCCACCATTGATCACCACCTCGCTGTTAATGCGCGTGGTGTCAGCCTCCACCACAAACTCACCGGTTTTGAGGGTGATATTGTCCACCGCTTCGATCACCATGGATTTGATGCCCCTGACATGCCACCGTCCGGTGGCAGGTTCATACTCAAACCAGCCCCCGTCCGGGTACTCCGTCACGCAGCCGTCCACAGAATCCGACGGCGGCGGAAACTGATTGGAGTAGATAGCGGGCAGCACAAAAGCGGTTTCCAGATTGCCCCCCATGCTCAGCACCACCACCTGCTCATCCGGCGACGGGCACCACCATGTACGGGCACCACCGGCACGCAGCGTCAGCCAGTTAATCCAGTTGGTTTCAAGGTCGCCCACTTTCACCCGACACAGCCACTTTTTCCGGTCCACTTCGGTCACAGTACCGGTGCGGATCAGATTGGTGATAAGGCGCATGATTTCGGTTATTTGTGCATTCATAACGAAAGGTTGCCATCAGAGGGAAAAGGTAGGCAGTTCTGGCGGTTGTACCAGCGATGAAACAAAGATCACCCCGCCAGCCAGCGCAACAGAGTGTCACGGGTAACGGTTTCCACCTCATCATTCACACCCAGCAGGCGGCGCTCAGCGTAGCGGACCTCCGGGCCTTTACGGCTGACGCGGTCACGCAGGCCGTAGTGGTGAACACGGGCAATGCGCTGCACCTTGCCTTCAAACTGCACGCTGGCAGAGTCGGCACTGGCTGCAATTTTCAGGTATTTTGTGGTGCGAAGCTTTGCAAACATCTGGCGTTTGATGCGTCCCTTCTTGCTGCGGGCTGTCACCCGGCGCGGCTCATAGCCGCTGCCGTCAGGATTACGCTGCAGCCTGATGTTCTGCTGCTGCGTCCGGCGCAGTTGTTGCGCCAGTTGCCGCATCATACGGCTGCGCGCGGCAGGCTCCAGATTCGCCAATAGCGCCGTCAGCCAGTCATCCACCCTCTGTAGCTCATCCATGTTTCACCGTCCACATTTCCTCGAATCCATCAGGCTCCGGCACCGCTTCAACGCTCGACACATTACCGTCAGTGCTGACCAGTACACGCTCCGTCAGTTGCAGATTCAGGCTGATATCGCACACATCATTGCGCAGAATATCCACTTCAAAGGTGAACAGTTTTTCGCGCAGCTCCGGGTTGTTGATGGCGTCCGGCTGGTTTTCTCTGAGCCACAGCAACACGGGAGCCATCAGCAGATTCTGGTCGCCGCTGAAATCCTCGATCACCACGTTCAGGGTGTAGCGGTATTCCCATGACATAGAGCTGGCACCGGTTGCCACCAGTGAGCCGTTATCAACGAAAAGGTGCAGCTTATCTGGGTTGTTGCGGACATACGCCACCGCTTTATTCAGGGCGCTGCGCAGGGACTGCGGTTTGTTCACTCTCTCGCTCCTGACACGCAACTATCGTGTCGACTTTGTCAGCACAGACCGCCCAGGCGGCCTCTGTTTCATCCAGCGCCGTATTCAGATCACCGTTACTGCGCGGCGCTGATCTTTCCAGGCGGCACTGCGTCACTCTGGGACAGCCATTCACGGTAAGCAACACCTCCGGCAAGGGCCGGACGTTCGCGCAGCCTGATAATGTCAGCAGGCAAAGGAGCGTCAGCCCAGCGGCGCAAATCCTCGTTTTCACGTTTCAGTTCCTCGATCCGGCGCTGGCGGCTTCGCAGCAGTGCGGTGGTCTGTTCCGCTGCCGCATAAAGCCGCGTCTGCTCCCGGCTGTTGGTTTCGGTCAGAATGGACAGGCCGATCAACTGACTGTTTTTCTTCGTCAGTTCCTGCGTTTTACTTTTCAGCGCCGCGCCCTGCGTCTCAATGGTGTGACTGGCATTGTTAAGCCGCCACGACTGCCAGCCCAGCGCCACAAGAACCAGCGCCAGCCCTAACATCAGTGCGCGATTCATTCCCGCAATGCCTTTAATTCATCCTTGATTGCCAGGCCAATGGCAACGGTAGATACATAAACCAGCCCCGTCAGTTTCCACCCGGCAAGCAACACCACAAAGGCAGTAGCCAGGCGCAGATACCAGGAGAGAGAGATTGCGTCCATCACCCTTAATACCCTGCCCAGAAGGAATCTGACCTTTAGCCGGTCATTACCTGTCAGAGTGCAAGAATAAAGCCCGGTGAAGCAGACCAGAGAAAACGCGGCAAACTCAAACCACATGATCAGCGCCAGCGGGAAAAGCGCATGGGAGGCAGGAAAAATCACATCAACCATCACAAGAAGCGCCAGAACCGAAAGCGGCAGCCAGTAACTTTTTAACCATTTCATTTCAGGACGCTCCTTTTAAGCACCAGGCCATTTCCCGCGCGCGGCGGTTCTCCAGACCTTTATTTTTCACACCGTTAACGTAAATCCAGCGCGGTAGCTGGTTGCATGCCTGCCACCACTGCTGGCGATTGATATATGACACCATGGTTGACCTGCAGATCGCGCCGGTCCCCACATTGAAGCCAATACTCACCAGCGCATCGTAGACATGTTGTGGGGGCTTAACCGTCAGGCAGGCCTCCAGCCTTTTTTCAGTCAGCAACACATTGTTTATTAACCCCTGCGCTGCCTGCCGTTCCGTGATAGCTTTCCCCGGCACCACCCCGGATGTATTGCCGATCCCGTCAGTCCAGACACCTGCGCTGCACTGATACGGCTGCAGACGACATCCCTCGTAATCGGCAATCAGTTTCAGCCCTTCAACGGAGGTTTTGAGCGACTGAAAACCGGGCAGCGTGGCGGCGACAGCCAGCACAGCCCCAACAAGGCAGCGCTTAACGATTGAAGGATTCATATTCCCCCCGTGAAATTTTGCCATCGCGCAGCAACCTGAAAGAATGGTGTTTGTAGTACCAGTTGATAGCCAGCATCAGCACACCAATCAGCACGCCGCCAACCGTTGATGCATCCTTGAGCGACAGATCACCCAGCCATGCCAGCAGCACGGCGATGCAGTAAGTAATAAAGGCGCTGATTCGTTCAAGCGTCATAATTCAGTCCCATAGCTGGACGGTCTGCGCCGTGGTTGACGCCGTAATGTCCGGCAGTTCCACCTGCAGCCCGTGCGGTAAAAATGGGCCGTACTCTGCCAGCCCCGGATTTGCCTTCAGAACCTGCTCAGTGACCCCCTGCGTGCGCCCGTAATGACGCCAGCAAAGCGCGTCCACCGTGTCATACTGATGCGCACGCACTTTCATCAGATAAGCTCCACTGTACAGTGCGGTGCATCCTGCACCCGGCTGATAGCCCATCGGGCATCACGCCACAGATCGCCGCTGGCCTCCGACAGCTCCGCCCCCCGTTTCACACCTGACGCCGTGGCGTCATAGTCCTGATAACGCTCATTGAGTACGGCACGCGTCCAGCAAAAAACGGCGTTATGGTAGTGCCGGATACGCTCGCTTTTACCGTCCAGCATGTCCGCCGGAACCTCAGCCAGTGCCCGGTAGCCCAGCAACTGCTGGCGGTTGCGGAAGTCGTACAGCTCAGCGTTAACCTCAGAAATAGCCGTCAGCACAACCTGCTTTAAACGCGGCTGCGTCACCGTGCCGTCAGTTCGCATCACACTGCGAAATTCCAACAGGTCCACATCAGGCCAGAACGGCGTATTTTTGATGACCTCCGCCTGTTCCGGTGCCTGTTCGGGCGCAACAAACTTCATGCGGCTTTCTCCTGAATAAGTGGGCGGTGGACGGAATTTTGATATGGCAGTGCCTTTCGCCATCCCGTGCCGCCCGTGCGCGGGGCACGTTCTTTAGCGGCTGTCATTGCGCAGTCTGCGCTCCAGCTGCTGCTTTTCTTTTTTCACACCGCAGCGGGGATCAAGCTGCAGCGCATGGGTAAGGTGATTCAGGGCAGACGCCGGGTTGCTTTCGCTCAGTACAGCGCCGATGGCTTTATGCAGGCGCGCCCGCGACTGGTCCGGCATATCCAGATCGGTGGTCAGGTCCAGCGTCTGCAGAAGCAGATCGGCATCAAAACCGGCAGCGGCAAGCAGAGCGCTTTGCGCCGCGTCTGCCATTTCTTCTGCCAGCACGGTCTGCACGTTACGGTTGCCCAGCGGCATCACCCAGCCATGGCGCAACGCATGGCGCCCGATTTCGAGCGCACCGGCATAATCACCGGCGTCGATACGCCACAGCATCACGTACATCAGCACGTCATCCTGCTGTGCACCTCCGGCTGCCAGCACGCCCTCCGCCCAGGCGGAATATTTCGGCAGCAGCTCCACCTTGATTTCCGCCTTTTTCACCGTGGACTGGACGCCCTTGAGGCGGCGGCGGTCTTCTGCCAGTTGCAGCAGCATCAGGTCATACCCCGACGCATGGCGAACACTGCCGCCCTCACGGGCGGCCTGTTCGGCCTGAATGCGCAGGCGGTGTTGCCGTGCGGGACTCAGGCTCATGCGTTATTCCCCACCTTCCGGTGCGGCAGGCACTCTGAAATCACCGATTTCGATGTTTTCTACCAGCGCCGCGCAGCGGTAGTCCTCGACCACATACGCCTCGTTGACGGATTCAAAGTTTTCAATCCGGTCGCGTTTCGGGTTGTCGATAACAGAACGGCGGCGGGTGTCTTCCTGCCAGTAGATGGACAGGTTATCCAGACGGGTGATCAGCAGGGCATTTGCCGGGAAGAAAGGCGCGCGCACAGCCTGCAGGCCGCCCATGCGTTTCTGGCTGATGATCAGATCGGCGGCGATTTTCTCGCTGTTGTCCTGCTCTTTGTTGACCAGCGGGAAATACTTGTCAGACAACAGTTCACGTCCGCAGACAACAACCAGCTCGTCATCATCCTGATACTCGACATCGATCAGCTCGTTGACGGTATCCATCACCACCGCGTCAAGATTTAGATACTTACCACCCGGACCTACTTTTACTGGTTCTGCAGTAGTGGTGCCGTCTTCTGCGGTTTTGCTGCCCATGACGTGATCCGGCGCGTCTTCGCGGATTTTCTGCAACCATCCTTTATTGACGTCCTGCAGCAGCGGGTTTTCAGCACGGTTGGAGGTTTTGGCGCGCTTCACGCCGTTAAAGCCGATCATGATGCGGTCCAGCGCCTGACGCTTGACGATGGCGTTGCGAATACGCACCTGGAAGTCCTGGAATTTCGCCCACAGGTCCAGTTTTGCGTAGGTCAGCACCGTATCAAAGTTGGTCTGCTCGCATTTGTATTCCACGTCTTCCATCAGCGTCGGATCGGTAGGCTCGCGCTCTTTGGTGGTGGTATCGGTGGTTCCTGCAATGGTGCTGCCCACGCCCAGCCCCAGCAACTGACCGGACTGCTCAGTGACCGGCGTGATGTTAATCAGCGTCAGGAAAGCGGCGGACTGCTGGATCTGGTCTTCCAGCGTCTGCTGCACGGACGGCTCCACGGTAAACTTGCTGGACAGTTCTTCAACTTCCACACCGTTCAGGCGCGCCAGTTGCTGCAGGTAAGCGTTAAAGGCAAAGCGGGTTTTCTTTTTCATCGGGTTTTATGCTCCATCAGCAATTGGTCAGGGTGCCTGCCGGTGCGTCACCGCCCGGCGCGCGCTGGCGGTAATCTTTGCGGCTGTCTTCACGGCTCAGCTGCTGCTGTAACTCGGCAAAGGCGGTCTGCTGCTCCTGCAGGGAGGACTCCAGCTCAGAAAGGCGCTGGTCCTGATCGGACAGGGATTTATCAGTGCGCTCGCTCAGGATCTGCTGCTCAGTAGCGACCAGCTCCACGGCTTTATGCACATCAGAGAATCGCGCATCGTCGGTCTGCTCTTTTTTGGTGAACAGCGCGGTGACGCGGGCAAAGAGGGACGGCTTTTCGTCCTGGGCTTCTTCCAGTTCAATCAGCGTTTCAACCGCTTCCGAAAACAGGTTTTCAGGGTTCAGCTTACGGTTTGCCAGCGGGTTATGTGCTGCACTGGCGCTGAAAGCCAGCATTTCGGTGCCCAGGCTCGCAGGATCGTCCGTCGCACCCAGCCCCACAAGATAGGCTTTGCCGGTGTCGGCAAACTTCGTGCTGACCTCCATGGAGGTGAAAAGCTTCTGGCCTTTTTTCACCAGTTCCACCAGGGCGTCAGTGGGTTCGATATCGGCATAAAGTGCCATCTTGCCCGCCAGCGGGCCGTCCTGGATTTCTTCTGCAACCAGCCCCGTCACCCTGCCATAGCGGTTAAAAGTGCTCTCCGGCAGATAAGACTTGATGTGCTCAAGGTTAATCAGCGCGGTATAGACCGTCGGGTTGTAGCTGGCAGCCATCTGTACCAGCCATTCACGCTGGATCTCGCGCCCGTCAGTGGTGGCACCTTCCACCCCGATACGGAAACGCTTTGCTTTCACTGTCATGAGCCATGCTCCGTTAGAAATAACTTACTGGAGCCTTATGTTTGCGGTGATGGGGGGAGTGAGACAACGCGCTGTATTTGTACGGTAAACCACACAAAACGCAGCCGGGGAAAGCCGCCATACAAGGCCGTATGTTTGGGCCATGAACACGACACTGACCCCCGCAGACCTCGATCCCCGTCGGCAGGCCATGCTGCTGTACTTTCAGGGATACCGCGTAGCCCGCATTGCTGAAATGCTGGGCGAAAAAGTTGCAACCGTTCACAGCTGGAAAAAACGCGACAAGTGGGGCGACTATGGGCCGCTGGATCAAATGCAGCTCACCACCGCCGCACGTTACTGCCAGCTCATCATGAAGGAGCAGAAAGAAGGGAAAGACTTCAAGGAAATTGACCTGCTGGCGCGCCAGTCAGAGCGCCATGCCCGGATCGGAAAATTTAACGATGGCGGGAACGAAGCTGATTTAAACCCGAAAGTTGCCAACCGTAACAAAGGTCCGCGCAGGCAGCCGGAAAAAAACGTTTTCACCGACGAACAGATCGAAAAGCTGGAAGAAGTCTTCCACGCCTCTATGTTCGACTATCAGCGTCACTGGTTTGAAGCAGGGAAAACAAACCGCATCCGCAATCTGCTCAAGTCGCGCCAGATTGGCGCCACGTTTTATTTTGCCCGTGAAGCATTGATTGACGCTCTGCTGACCGGACGCAACCAGATTTTCCTTTCTGCCAGTAAGGCACAGGCGCACGTCTTTAAGCAGTACATCATCGACTTTGCCAAAGAAGTTGAGGTGGAGCTGAAAGGCGATCCCATGGTGTTGCCCAATGGTGCAGCTTTGTACTTTCTCGGCACCAACGCCCGCACGGCGCAGAGCTACCACGGCAACCTGTATCTGGATGAATATTTCTGGATACCGAAATTCCAGGAGCTGCGCAAGGTTGCCTCCGGTATGGCCATTCACAAGAAATGGCGACAAACCTACTTTTCCACGCCGTCCAGCCTGACCCACAGCGCGTATCCGTTCTGGTCCGGCGCGCTGTTTAACCGGGGCCGCGCCAAAGCGGACAAGGTGGATATTGACCTGACCCACAGCAACCTTGCGCGCGGCCTGCTCTGCCCTGACGGACAGTACCGCCAGATCGTCACCGTGGAGGATGCGGTGCGCGGCGGCTGTAACCTGTTCGATCTCGACCAGCTGCGCATGGAGTACAGCCCGGACGAATACCAGAACCTGCTGATGTGCGAATTTATTGACGATCTGGCGTCAGTATTCCCGCTCAGCGAGCTGCAGGCGTGCATGGTGGACAGCTGGGAAGTCTGGACTGATTTTCACGCACTGGCGCTGCGACCGTTTGGCTGGCGAGAAGTCTGGATCGGCTATGACCCGGCGAAAGGTACGCAGAACGGTGACAGCGCAGGCTGCGTTGTTATGGCTCCACCCACTGTACCGGGCGGAAAGTTCCGCATTCTGGAGCGTCATCAGTGGCGTGGGATGGACTTTCGCGCCCAGGCGGACGCTATCAAAAAACTAACGCAGCAGTACAACGTGACCTATATCGGCATCGACTCGACCGGCGTCGGGCACGGTGTTTATGAGAACGTAAAAGCGTTCTTTCCCGCTGTCCGGGAGTTTGTCTACAACCCCAACGTCAAAAACGCCCTGGTGCTCAAGGCGTACGACATTATCAGCCACCGCCGTCTGGAGTTTGACGCCGGACACACCGACATTGCGCAGTCTTTCATGGCAATCCGCCGGGCCACTACCGCCAGCGGCAACCGCCCTACCTACGAAGCCAGCCGCAGCGAAGAAGCCAGCCACGCAGATTTGGCCTGGGCAACGATGCACGCACTGTTTAACGAACCGCTGCAGGGCGAATCCGCCAATACCAGCAATATTGTGGAGATTTTTTGATGAGTGAACACGACGCCCTGACCAGCACCGCGCCAGTGCAGGAGGCCGAACAGCAGAAGAATACAACTCACGCCGAAGCGTTCAGCTTTGGCGATCCGATCCCGGTACTGGACCGCCGCGGACTGCTGGACTATGTGGAATGCGTACAGATGGAGAGATGGTATGAACCTCCGGTGAGTTTTGACGGGCTGGCGCGCACCTATCGCGCCGCCGTGCATCACAGCTCACCCATTGCGGTAAAACGCAACATTCTGACCAGCACGTTTATCCCCCACCCGCTGCTCAGCCAGCAGGCATTCAGCCGGTTCGTGCAGGATTATCTGGTGTTTGGTAACGCCTATCTGGAGAAACGCACCAACCGCCTCGGCGGCATTCTGTCGCTGGAGCCGTCGCTGGCGAAATACACTCGCCGTGGCGTGGATCTGAATACCTACTGGTTTGTGCAGTATGGCATGACCACGCAGCCCTACGAGTTCACCAAAGGCAGTATCTTTCACCTGATGGAACCGGATTTAAACCAGGAGATTTACGGTCTGCCGGAATATCTGTCCGCGATTCCCTCCGCCCTGCTGAACGAGTCCGCTACACTGTTCCGCCGCAAGTACTACATCAACGGCAGCCACGCTGGCTTCATCATGTACATGACTGACGCAGCGCAGAACCAAGAGGACGTGAACAACATCCGCCAGGCCATGAAAAGCGCCAAAGGTCCGGGTAACTTCCGCAACCTGTTTATGTACTCGCCGAACGGTAAAAAGGACGGCATCCAGATCATCCCGTTATCAGAGGTTGCGGCGAAAGACGAGTTTCTGAACATCAAGAACGTCAGCCGCGATGACATGATGGCAGCGCACCGCGTACCGCCGCAGATGATGGGTATCATCCCAAACAACACTGGTGGGTTTGGTGACGTAGAAAAAGCTAGTAAAGTGTTTGTCCGAAATGAATTAATTCCGCTTCAGAAGCGACTGCAAGAAGTTAACAAGTGGGTTGGCGAAGAGGTAATTCGCTTTGAACCATACAGCCTAGATGCAGGTTAATATATGAACTGCGAGCCCAGATTGGACTCACAGCGCACATGAATCTTTTTAGATGGCTGGGTTGATATAATCACCTACGCCATCTCCTTGTAAACTAATATACTCAACTCGCCACTGATCCATTCGTCTTAATGCATACAAACTAAATTCAATGTCTGGCACTGCATTACAGGACATGAGCGCAATAAGCTCACTTTCAGCCGGATCACCGTGATACTCTGTAAATAGCGCTTGGATTTGTTCCGCCGCCTGTTCAGCTTCTTCTCTTGCCGCCGGCCCTCCAACTATAGCGTCGTAGACCAGATGAATATTCAGTTCATAAGGAACGCCTTCCTCTAAGTCATTACAGCGATCTTCACCTAAATCGAAGAAAACGCCGATCAAAAAGACTGAGTGCGCACTCACCACTTTTGCTAGTTCTTTTTCAAACCTAAATTTCCTCGTGTCGAAAGCCCTAAGCCGACTCTCAAACACATCAGGAAAAGCTGGCCGCCCATAACGAGCAGCAAGCCATTGCTTTAACCCTTGTTTTTCTTCAGCAGAGATTTCACATGCCGGATCACACTCTACACATGTGAATCGTTCTTTATCTATCCACTGCTTGTTGTCATGCTTCAATTCAATAGCATTTTGATTTGCGTCTTGCGCATGTTCAAAATGTAAGTGCAAAACTCTGGGATGTTTCGCACGTGCATAATTGCCAGCCCCCTTAATGAGAGGGCCAGCTATAAGTTCAACACGGGGTTCAGAAGAACTTTGCAAGTCACAATCATGACTGATCACGACAACCTTAACGCCGGTTTGCTCTTCGGCTAGTATACCCAAAGAAACAGCATCCTCATGCTTAAGAACCTGGCCTTGGCGCCATGCTGAAGCGATATCAACCATAAATGACTTTCTACTCCTTCATTCCTGAACCCGGTATAGAAACAGACGACATCCACCCGTCAGTCGGTGTGCTTTTGCTTCCAGTTAAATTCGCTTTGATTCCAGCATTTTTAAGCTGACGAGCTTCTTCAATTAAGAGATTTACCGACGGTTTCCAGTCATCACCTCGTTGAATCAGATCAACAATAGATAATCCATCAAACGCCTTCATTTTCGACATTAACTTAGCATTTTCGACCCCCGCTTCGTTAAAACGATCGGCTAACCTGCTAAGTTCAATGATATAGCTGGCCTTCCCTATATCATCCGGCTGACTCTCACCTGATAACCATTTATACAGAGCTTGCCTAGTAATGCCCAATTCTTTAGCCAACTCTGACATTGATGGAGAAAGAGTGTCCCGAACATTATTTAAATGCTCTGAGATCGTCCTAATATCAACAGGCTCGTTATCAGATTCACCATGAGTTTCAAGTTTAGATAACCCAAACTGAACTTTTGGTTGTACAAAACCGCGCCACTGGTTTACATCCTTTACAGAATAGCTCGCTCCAGTTCCACTCAGGAACATTGAGGTGGCAACGATTATCGCTCCAGCAAAGGGCGCTAATCCTGGAGTTTCGTAGTAACTACCTGTCATGGATTGACGCATATCACACCTCCTCGGTGTTATACCCACCTATTAATAGCATGCTCAGATACCATCTTATTAAAGGTCCCCTTAACAACGCCATGCAGTGAATTGAATTGTTGTTCAATTAAGTCTATCGCTGGCGGTAAGTTTCCTTCAACGTAATGATCCGTATCAATAATCCCATGCCATAGAGCTTTTTCGCTCCTGAACCGCTCGAGCATATCAACCCCAGTGGGCAAGATATCCGGCGGGAAACCCAGTTGACCATGCATTTTATGTAAGCGAGTTACTAAAAATCCATGATTTATCACAGGGCCAACATTTGTCTGGAAAACCATCTCATTAACCGACTGTATAGGAGATAAATCCAAGTCGACTCCATGCAAACCATTGCATAGATACTGCTCAATGGATTCCCCCTCACTAGGTATAACGGCATCCAGATACCGTAAACCAAGTCTGGTCAAAAGGGCTGGGTTAGCGTGTTGTAGAACAACTGACAACCCTTCTATCAATGCCTGAAAGAACGGACCATGTTCTTTGTAATCAGTCGTCTGGAACGTAATAAAGTCATTACCCAGGACAAAACCAGAGGTTTTATTAATGTTAGACATGTACCACTGTTGGACCGTTTCAAACGATGGTTGAGGCGGCTCACCAGGCGTACTAACATCAAACATCATTTGCATTGCTTCTTTTCTTTCAAAGAGCGGATAGCCCTTTAAACGCAATGCATCCTGAATATCATCAACATACTTTTTCATCGCCTTTATCGGCGTAAACTTAACTTGCGCCAGCGCATAGTATACGGGTGCATTGGACATGCGGTTGCTGTCGCTCATGTCGCCCTCCTAATTGTAATATCCATAAATAACGTTCTTCTTAATCTAGTTTACATCTTGGTTGACACATTAACCATCACAAAGTTCCACTAAGACATTTTTTGATAATGCCCACGATTAAACCACGACGCGCGCGCTCGTATCCCCGCCACGCCTGCCCGCTTTATGCAGTGGTTTTCATGCACCTGCATGACATAAACAAAAGCCCGCCATTCCTGGCGGGCTTCAGCTAAAACGATCCTTAAACGATCATGCAGATTCATGCGGCATAGACATGCACGTTCATTTGGTTCTGGTAAAGGAATGGGGAAAAGAATTTTTTAGCTTGCCCTGTAGACATCTACGACTAGTCCCCCAGTATATCCTCATTGGTATCTTTCCGATTATCCTGGTTTCCCGATTATCCTTATTAGGGAGACGTTTCCGCCTAGAGGATATGAGACATTTTCACCCCCTGCCCTATGGACATCTGCGACCAGTGGTAAATACTATAACTTACTGCAATAAGGGTATAAAGTGTGATTATTGAAAATCACGGAGAACTTAGATGAATATAGTTACAAGCGATAATGAAAGCAACGACGACGTTACCGTTTCAGGCAGCCCAGCCAAAGCAAAGTCTAGCCGGGTAGCCGATGAAAAATGGGGAAAAGAAGTGATGAAGGCCGGGTTCTGCATAATCCCATCGCTTTTACTACGATGCCAGCAACGCTTAGGTCTAAACCCTTCCCAACTCGCAGTTCTGTTGCAACTGGCAGATTTTTGGTGGGAGGCAGGCCGAAAGCCATATCCAAGCAAGCAAACGCTATCTGACAGATTAGGGCTAAGCACACGCCAGATTCAACGATATATGGCAGAGCTTGAGCAGGCAGGTCTACTCGTCAGGATCGTTCGTTCTGCGGATGATAATGGAAAACTCAGTAACGAATACGATCTGTCAGGATTAGTTAAGAAGCTCCGGGAACTCGCGCCCGAAGTTTTGAAAGCCAAAGAAGATACCAAGCAGGTAACACGCAAAGGTGGGTTAAAGAAATGATGGGCGTAAAAAAACCCGCAAAGCGGGTTTCTTTAGTACTGCTGTATTCTTATGTCCCGGGAGGAGGCTTTCGCCCGCAAGGCCCGTGGCTCTCAGGGAAGATAGTATACGCTTGGAGGATAGGATGTCAATTATGACTCAAGAGGACATGGAATCCGTTCGTTTCGCACTATCACATGCCCGCATGTCTACCTACGAGGCTGCAATGGCGCATGATTATATGTCAGCACTCAGATTGTACGCCTGGAATGCCCAAGTGTCCGCAGCATTGTTTGCGTCTATACAAATCTGCGAAGTGGTTATTCGCAATGCTGTATCTGATGCGCTGGAAGAGATTTACGGTCAACAGTGGGCATGGAATGCAACATTCATTAAAAGTTTACCTTTTCGCAGAAGGCAGGAATTAGAGACAGCGAGAGAAGGCTTACAAACGGTGGGCCAAGTTATACCGGAATTAAGCTTTTATTTCTGGCAGCAAATGTTCACTAGCCGACACTTTGGGCGAATCTGGGAAAACCACATTGAGCGCATTTTCCCTAATATGGATAAAAAAATGGAAAAACAGCTTAAGCGTATCCATATCCATGACGAACTTGAACATATTAGGAATCTGCGTAATCGAATAGCTCACCATGAACCGATTTTTCGGAGTGATCTTGAAGCTGACTTCCAAAGGATTGTTAACTTGGTGATGTTGAAGTGCTCCACGTCAGCACAGTGGCTGGTGCAGAACAACTTATTCACTACTATCTATTCGCAAAAACCTTAGTCGCATATGCCATGCACTGCAGGCTCAGAATCACCCATCCTAGTCTGAGCCCAGGCATTTAATCAAAGGGGGAGTAATTCGCGTCACACTCATCACTTCTCTGCTCAACCCTGGTGACCTCTATCAAAAACCCCAGGCCGTCATGCAACGAAACAGGGAAATCCAGCTCAAGTCAGAAACAATCCTCATAGATGCGGCCCAACCAAAAACCCCCGCTGCACTCCTTTGGACGCTGAAAAAAGACCCATCCGCCAGTGGTAAACCGTTCCAGCACCTTGCCCCGATAGATAATCTGGTGATTAATGTCTTTTTTACCCATGGCTAACGCCTCGCTACTCTCGTTGTTCAACCTCGCAGGCGTCACAATAAAGTTCTGACGCCTGCAACGTTTCTTAATGCAACCAGCTGTCGTCCTCCCAGACCTGCTGCATAATTTCCATCACTCGCTTTTTGTCTTCATCCAGTTTTAACCCGCTCAGTTCAACACCATTGGCACTGCCCTTACGGATACGAATTGCTGTTTTGGGATACAGAGGGCGCAAATTACGGTAAAGCTCGGATTCAAGGGCTTCCAGTGTGGCCTGGCTAATCTTCTGCTCTTTATCGATCATTATTTCAATGCGCATACAGATTCCCTTTAACTGGTAACGTCCATTGACCGGCTGTATTCATGGCTGCGAATTTTCGCCATCAACTCGTCTGTCAGTTCGGACACCCACTGGATAGCCAGCCGCTTTTCTTCGTCGCTGCACTCACTAGCCGCTACAAGCTTGATAAAAAAATCAATACGCTGGAGCTTCAATGACTCTAAAAGATAGTCCTGCATCTTCCCTCCTATCATTACACGGATACACAAATACTGTATATATACCCACTGTTTATATAAACAGTACAATAGGAAAGAAAAAATGTAAAACTCTTTTTTGTCAGTTAATTGGATGTACTGGCGCCAGTCAATAAAGCACGAAATGTTAAACAGCATTCTTAGTACCATTGACGCCATTTGTCATCTTCCTGCAGCCTCTGGTTACGGTAAAAAATACGTAAACCGGCACCGGATGGAATGCTGCCGCCACGCAGAAGCAAATCAATCTCAGATGCACTACCTTCAAACCCTCTGGCAGTCAGTTCTGCCTCAAGCTGCCGGCGCTGCTGCTCCGAAATACTCTGTATGTATGCTTTTTTCCGCTTCGGTTTTACCAGTCTCAACCAGGCTGTCAGCTCCCGCCGTTCCTTCTGGCCCATGTTGTGGAGATATTCCTGCAGCTCTTTCTCATCCATGGTTTTAATATCGGGTAAATCACCCCCTGATTTGTTCAGATTTTCAACAGGGGGACAGTTATTGCCACGAGTCCAAGGGGCGCAAGCGCCCTGGTCGGCTGCCGCCTCCTGAACGTCAACGGCCTTACGAACCTTTTTCCACTTCATCGCGTGCGTGCAAATCTTGCCCTCTACAATCGGGGACCAGATGCCATAGATACGGATACCGTGATCGCCGTAGGCGCTCGGTTCGTCGTTAAGCTCATAAGCCGTGCGGACAAGGTGATGTTTGCGGGGAACCAGTACACCGCCCTGCTTCATGATGTAAGTGGCAAAGCAACCCGCATCTGCAGCTGCCAGTACCGCATCCAGACGCGGGTTATCCAGTACCGGCGCACCCGCTTTGCGTTCGCCCTGCACTCTCGCCGCCTGACCAGCAAGCAAGCGCAGCTCGCGGTATGCCTGACGCCCAGGAATACCAAAGAAACGAAATTGCTGAACACGGTGCAGTGACGCCCAGGCGCTGACATGCTCGGCGCTGTCACGCAGTGATCTGCCGGTTTCTTTGCTGATTTCTTTAGCCAGCCCACGCCCGTCGATGTTCTTACTGATGTATTTGGCGATATAGCTAGTCGGCGTTCCCTTGCGCGGATTGATTAGCTCGGACTTGAAGCGCGGCCCGGTATTGGTGCCCAGCTCCTCGCGGTCTTCACGGATGGCAAACTTACGCAGCAGTGCGGTGATGGAACGGCGGTCTTTTTTGCGCATGAAGCACAGAAGATGCCAGTGCACGGTGCCGTCATGGTGCGGCTCTGCAACGCGGACGCCGTACCAGCGCAGCCCGGCCTTGTGCATGGCCTTGCGGAAAGCGGCGAACGTATCAACCAGATAATCACTGCTCTGCCGGACAGTGGCGCTGGTCCATTTCGGATTAGGTCTGCCATTGTTGAGGGTTGCGTGGAAGCGTGACGGGCAGGTGATGGTATAGAACACCGCGCAGTCTCCGCGCATTTCCGCGATCAGCTCCAGCCCTTTAACACAGGCCATCATTTCATTACGGCGGTGCGCCGGGTTGCTGTTGCTGGCGTTCACCACATCTTCCATATCCAGCGTGTCACCGTCTTCGTTGACCAGCTCATGCGAGCGGAAGAACTCCAGCGATTTGCGGCGCTGCTCGCGTTTGTGAATCACGGCTTCGTAGCTGACATACGGGGACGCTTTCTTGTTGACCAGGCAGACAGCACGCAGTTGCTCCTCCCGCCACTCGCAGCGCATCTGCCACAATTTGCGATACCACCAGTCCGCACACAACATGCGCGCCAGCGACGGTGGGATCAGTTCATAAGGCACCGGCTTGCGGCGGCGCTTTTTGCGGCGTAACTGCTCAAAGGCAGGCGGGATGACCTCAAGGCGCATGGCTTCTGAAGCAACCCTTTCCCATGCCTGGCGGATTTCTTCTGGTTTAACATCGTCACTGGCAAACAGATCACCGCAGGCCGCATCAAGACACATGCTCATATGCGCCGCAACCAGCGTGGAAAGGCGCTTAACCTGATCCTGATTCATTTCAGGCAGTACCAGCAGCCCCTCCAACCCTTCTTGGCTCGCCATGAACCGGAAAGACGCAGACACCTGGCTGTCACGCACGTGCTCCAGCCGCTCAAGACACGGTCTGATTGTTTCGCGCAGATAGCGGGAATAAGCTTTAGCCCTGCCCAGGCTATGGAAGTATTTAATCCGCTCCAGCAGAGGCTTGCTGATATGGGCAGGCATGGCGCTTACATCGGCAATAATCACCAAATCTGGATTAACGCGCTGCTGTTCGCGGGCCATTTTGGCATGGCTAATCAGCCGATCCTGCTCCATTTCACGCTGGACAGGATCACGGGATTCATTAAAGAAATAGCGTTCCCAAACCTCATCACTCAACGCCTCACGGCGCAGATGCCCATGCTCGTTATCCGCTGCGTACAGAGTGATGAGGTTTGAAAGCGCAGACTCCGGCGCTACTTCCGCTGGGTCCAGATACGGGTTAACCGCTTTTTTTGGGGCATTCCATGGAAAAGCCACGGCGGCCTCATTCGAGCCGCCGGTGGTTTGTGCATGATGTAATGTGAATTTACTCACTGCCACGCCCGCACCTCAGCTTCCACCGAGATATCAGGACCAGACGCCAAATCAACACCAAACCAGCATGCTGATTTTGTGGCGATGATTTCTACTGCAGTTTTACTATCACCAGCAGCCACGCCCATGCTGCGCTTAGCGGTTATACGATGGCGAGTAAAATCACGATAAAGCGAACGTGTCAGAGACGTATCGCTGTTGGACACGATAACCGGATGACCTTCTAATGACCGGCGTTCAAGAATAGACGCCAGATGGTACTGATCATCCTCTGTAAAACCAGCTGTGTGATATCCGTTAAACGTGCCGTCATATGGTGGATCGCAATAGACAACATCACCCGTTTGCAGCAGTGCCAGTGTCTCGTCATAGCTGGCGCAGATAAACGTTGCGCGTTTTGCTTTGTCTGCAAATGCGCGTATTTCGTTTTCAGGGAAGTACGGCTTTTTATAATTACCGTAAGGAACATTAAAATAACCGTCCAAGTTATAGCGACACAGTCCGCGATAACCATGGCGATTTAAATATAAGAAATACAATGCGCGTTCAATTGCGCCACCATGGCGCAAGTTAAACTCCTGTCTCGTCTTATAATATGCCTCTGGTTCATTACGGGCTTCAAAAAGATATCTGCCCTCATTGATGAAGTATTCAACATCATTCTTAATCACCTGATAGAGATTAATCAGGTCTGGATTAATATCCGCGACAAGATAATGAGGATAGTCTGTCGCCATCATTACAGCGCAGGAACCCGCGAAAGGTTCAACCAGTCGCGGGCCAGCAGGAAGGTGCTTAATCAGTTCCGGCATGATGGCGGTTTTATTTCCCGCCCATTTCAAGATAGTGCTCATACAGCACCCCCTACGTAATGTTTGCCTTTCAGCTCCGCAATCTCCTGACAAGTGACACAGCACTGCACGCCCGGAATGGCTCGGCGACGTGCTGGCGGGATCGGTGCATCGCAATCAATGCAGAGCACACGGGAAACGCCCGGTGTTCTGTTGCGGGCGGTGTGGATGTGGCGCTGACGTTCTTCTTCAACGCGTTGCTGTACAAGGTCCATTGAATCAGCCATCAGTGGATCTCCTGCGCTTCGTTCTGAATGTTTTCAGCCGCAATACGCAACAGCTCCGCCGCTTCAACGTGGTTAAGCTGACGTGACGTGATATGGCAAGCTAGGCTATCAAGACGGGCTGCCATTGCCGCGGCACGTGCCCGGCGTTCTTCCATGCGTGCATCCGTCAGCATCTGGTTAAGGCCAGCATCATCTGATCCTGTTTTGGTGATACGGGTTTCAATATTTCGCATTGTTGTTTCTCCTGAATTTGGGCAATAAGAAGCCCGGCGGGTTTACGCCTTTAATTTCGGTTGTTGGTTAATTCGGCATGGCTAGCCGATTTGGAAATAAACTCACCACTGTACGGAAATGGTTCATTGCTTTAATCAGCTCCCGCTTTTCGTCAGTCGTCAGCCCACTAACATTGACGCTATGACGTTCCGCCGGAATCTTTGCCATAAAGAATATTGCGGCTAGTGCGCGTTTATTCTGCTCATGGTTAATATCCCGTTGGTCCCGCATATCGCTAATAAAGCGCTCCAGTTCTGAATCAATATTTAAGCCAAACACTTTCGCCCTTAATTCCGCGATGTGGTTTAACCCATTAAGGCGGAGGCCAGCGCTTAGCGGAACAGTCACAGCATCGCCTTCAATAGCCATGGTTTCCCCTGCTTTTTAGTCGACAGTTCTTCCAGCAGCGCATCCTGAGAGCGGCATGGATGCCAGCGCTTGCCATCCTTCCCCATAATCCATCCATGACCGCAGTGCATTGCAGGACTTTGCTTAACGAGCAGTGATGCAAAAGATGGTTCTTTAGTCAGCATAACCACCTCAGATCAGACCGAACGAAGCGCCCAGGCCCGTCACGGTATCTACCGCGCTTGCCATCGCCGGATTCGCCTGCAAACGCGCATGTAATGAAACTGCGGTGAGTGCCATCAGGCGCGTGACAGAGTTGATGCTGTTGATAACATCGCGGCGGCCCGCACTGGTTTTTACATCACCGGAAACTGCGCCTGCAGCTACTCGCCCAATCTCCGCAGTTGCACTCATGACGTAATGCGGCAGGTTCTCTTTTGCCACTTCATTCAGTGGCACACAGGGCAGGCAATGGATTTGAGCCAGAAACCCATCAACCAGCGTTGAGTCCTCTGTGATATCAGTCAGCAGCCAGATCTCCGGCGGAGTGAGTTGATGTGGTTGGTCCGGGTTCAGTTTGTTGCGCAGAGTCTGGACGTTCATTCCTGCACGCTCTGCCAGCTTCGCCATGTTATGACGCAGCGCGAAAGCCCGGCAGGCTTCGTCAAAGTGTGGATGTTTGGAAATCTTATAATCAAACATGTGCCCCTCTCAAAAAGTTCTCATAATTGAACTTACTGACCAACAATGACGCGGAAGTTGGAATGACCGAGGGATTCACGAACCTGGTCGGTTTTGTACATCAGATAACGAAGGCTTACGCGACCTTTGTTTTTTTCTTTCTTAACCATGTACTTGGCAAGCTGACCATGGTGAATTTTCTGGTAAACAGAGCCACGGGAGATACCTTCCCATTCAGCGAACTCTGCAGGTGTAGCCATCTCTTTTGGTACACGAATTGAAATATCAGTGCTCATAGTGCAATATCTCTCGGTTAAGGTTTGGTTTACGTCGTTTTATCTTGTTTTATTTGATTCAATAATTGATACATCGAGATACTACGATCCAATATTTGATACGTCAATAGGATTAAAAAATGATACAAGTGAAAGCTGGCGAGAATACCGGGGGAAGAGAGGCTATCCATAGGCTAATGGCCGCCTATGATTTCAAGTCCAGACAGCAACTGTGTGATCACCTGGGCGCATCAAAAAGCACTATGGCAAACAGATACTTAAGAGATAGTTTTCCGGCAGAATGGGTGATTCAGTGTGCTTTGGAGACTGGGGTTTCTTTACTGTGGCTCACTACTGGACAGGGCGAGACAGGTTCAAATATCGAACACAAAAAAGATATCAATTTCGTGAACTCTAGCAAAGTTAAACCCCTTTCTGAGCTTGTTTCCCCCGAAATTGACAAGGCAACTCTCAACGGTGGCTTATTGGTCGATGCTGGAAAAGCAATCATTGATAGCAGTCTACTCCCCTCGGACTCAGGCAACCTATTGCTGGTGAATACTTCTGGAGATTCTTATTTAGTGGACCGCAGCCAAACGCCTCCAGTTAACGGTATGTGGTTGGTAGATATCGACGGAATAAAAAGCATCGTGAAGTTAACACGGCTACCAGGAAACAGATTGGTGGTCCATCAAGACGAATCATCCTTTGAGTGCAGCCTTGATGATATTGAGGTAGTAGGCCGCGCATTAAAAATAATTAAGAGCCTTTGATATGACCATCAGAAAGCAGCCAAACGGAAAATGGTTGTGTGAATGCTACCCGAACGGGCGCGACGGCAAGCGTGTGCGCAAACAATTTGCGACGAAAGGCGAAGCCGTAGCATTCGAAAACTTCACCATGGATGAAGTAAACAAAAAACCATGGCTAGGGGAAAAGGAGGATCGGCGGCATCTGTCAGAAGTGATAGAGCAATGGCACTCACTCTACGGGCAGACGCTTGCAGATCCCAAACGCCTGATGGCGAAACTTAGAATTATCTGTAATGGCCTCGGCGATCCCATCGCCTCAGAACTGACCGCCGGTGACTTTACGAAATACCGCGAAGCACGGCTAAAAGGTGAAGTGCGAAATGAAGATGGCGCGCTTATGTCGCCCGTTAAACCCCGCACTGTAAACCTTGAACAGCGCAACCTATCATCGGTTTTTGGCACACTGAAAAAGCTGGGCCACTGGTCAGCCCCCAACCCGCTTGCCGGGCTGCCAACATTTAAAATCGCAGAGGGCGAACTGGCGTTCCTGACCCCGGAAGAAATTAAACGCCTGCTTGATGCTTGCGCAGATTCTCAAAGCTCCAGCCTGTTGATGATTGCAAAAATATGCCTAGCCACCGGCGCGCGTTGGAGCGAAGCCGAAAACCTACAGGGCCACCAATTATCGAAATACCGGATCACCTACACAAAGACCAAAGGCAAGAAAAATCGAACCGTGCCAATATCTCAGGATCTGTACAACGAACTACCCAAAAACCGAGGGAAGTTATTCACGCCATGCAGAAAAGCTTTTGAGCGAGCAGTGAAGCGGGCTGGCATAGATTTACCTGAAGGCCAATGTACTCATGTGCTGCGTCACACATTTGCCAGTCATTTCATGATGAACGGCGGAAATATACTCGTTCTTAAAGAAATCCTTGGTCATGCCGATATAAAAATGACAATGGTTTACTCGCATTTCTCTCCTGACCACTTGGAAGATGCTGTTACGAAAAATCCACTTTCGACTTTAGGATATTAAAATGAAGCTAATAGATGAACTTATTGATATATACGACACCTTAAACAAACACCCTTTATTACAACCACCTTATGAACATAAAGGAAATTTGATAGATGATTTTAACGAGCGTATTGAATGTTATTTAAGAGCCATTGATGAAATAGCTTTTAACTACCCTAACAACAACTTAATAAAACAAATCAAGAGAAGAAAAATAACAATCACAACATTTTCAGAAAAAATAACAGATACTTTAACGCAGTATTTGAGAGGAAATATTAGAGAAGCATACTCAACTTTTGACCAAGCCATCACACGCACAGCAATGAATACTCACATATATAATATGACAAGACCTTTATCTAAAATAGGTAATGAAGACAATCTATTATTTCGAGTCAGAAGCAGTGACACCATATTGAAAGAGCGCAAAGAACTATTTCATATACCTTTTGAGGATAGACATAGAGTCGGTGCGATGCGCTTTTCTGTTTCTGGATTGCCGTGTCTTTATCTTGGTTCATCGATATTTGTTTGCTGGCAAGAAATGGGAAAACCTGACTTTGACAAACTTTATATTTCATCGTTTAAGACTGATGAAGAAACAGATGATTTAAGAATATTAGATCTTGGTTATAACTTAACATCAGCAGTAAGAACAAAACCATTAGATCGATTCTTCCATTATGATATCAATTATAATGAAGAGAGTGAACTAGAAGAAATCACCGATATTGAAGCCGATAATCAGGAATCAAATGGAAATTATGGCTCTTGGGGAATCAATAATATTATTTCCAAGCTGTTAGCATGGCCTTTAGTTCTCGCGTGTAACTATAGTAAATATCACACCACCGCTAACTTTCACAAAGAATACATCATTCCTAATCTTTTAATGCAGTGGATAAGCAGTGACAAAAACAAAAATATTTCGGGCATATCATATCGCTCTACAAAAATACTTAATCAAAAAAATAAAAGCATCGGTATAAACGTGATAATCCCTCCTAAAATGGAAGCGTTACCTGTTGATTTTTCAGGCCATTGCCCTGTACTCAAAAGAACATTTTTAATGACAAATCCAGTATCATGGACCGTATTCAGTACTCTGGACATCATTCCAGACAAATACAAGGGAGATAGTGCTAATACCATAGACGATGAACATCGATTGAGTTCCAACACTAAAATTGAAAGCTTAGATGAATCTTTAGTTGAACTCTATGAAAGATCAACATTCAAAAAGGTAGAGCTTCTGATAGATCAAAAAATGAACTACAAGCGGATATCCTAATGGCGACATTTTGGCGGCAGAGCATTAAAAATAGATAAAACGGTCAAAAACCACATAATACTAATTCATTGTTTTTAAACATAAATCATTGTTTTCGCTGTAACAAAAATGGTATGTAGGAATTTCGGACGCGGGTTCAACTCCCGCCAGCTCCACCAAAATTCTCCATCGGTGATTACCAGAGTCATCCGATGAAGTCCTAAGAGCCCGCATGGCGCAAGCCCTGCGGGCTTTTTTGTGCCCGTTACAGACCGAGAACATCCGGCTAAATCCAGAGAAAATTGGGCACCGCCTCATGTGAGCGGATATAGCGACCGACTGTCTGATTAATCTCCCATTTTGTCACGTCGATATTGTTGCGCAACCCTTGCATTCTGCGCAGGCTCGGTTCATCACCGGCAAGGAGCTGCTCGCGATATTTCCATTCAAGGTCGGCCAGCCCACCAAACACCGGTGACAAGCCCTTGGCGTAAGCTGAGGGCATTTTGTATCTGTTCGGTTTAACCCTAGCCCCACGAAAATTGGATTAGAACAACACCAAATTGCATCTGGACAACATATCATCTGCTTACTGTCATTCAATTGGGTGAATAAAATAGAATTAATACATCCGATTTTAATATATATATCCACAAAAAATAAAAACCGCATGGCACAATAGAAAAAAAAATCAAAACATCTAAAAAATAATGGTAAAATCCTTAGTAAATTTAATAATAAATAAGAAACCACGAGCCATAAAAATTTAGCTTTAGTCAGCCAATAACAATAAGTTAGACCATCATTGATTGCATTAATAGAACGTTTCAGGGACAATAAAAAACTGTTCTCCATTTTAAATTCATGCAGGAGGCATGATGGAGCAGCTTGATAAACAGGTCATACCCATTCGTCAATTACTTTCTGTTAAGCAATTAGCGATTCCGAGTTACCAGCGCCCTTATCGCTGGAATAGCAAAAATATAGCTGACCTTTTTTCCGATCTGGGATCACATCGTGATAAAACGGCCTATCGACTAGGCTCCGTTGTTTTCCATAAGCACTCGGAAGAAGAAAAAACGTGGCTGGATATTGTTGATGGTCAACAACGAACCCTGACCTTAATGCTGGCAGTCAAAGCATTGACAGAAACTCGCCTGCACAACCTCAAACGCAAAGACCTGGTCGAGCAACTTACCAAACTCAAACCTGATGTCGATGCTTTTATGGCACGTCAGCGTTTTACCAGTCTGGATTCACAAGCCAATCTTCGACGTAATTACCTGGAGTTACTCAGGCTTGTTGAACGCACCGAGTTCAGCGAAGAACTTATCGACTTTATGCTGAACCGCTGCGAAGTTGTCACTTTCGTGTTGAATGAAGTTTCAGAAGCATTTCAGTTCTTCGATTCACAAAATGCACGCGGTAAAGATCTGGCTCCCCACGATCTACTTAAAGCCTTCCACTTACGTGAGTTTTCCTCTGATGAAGCTGGGCTAAAAGCTAAAGCCGTCGCTCACTGGGAGAGGTTGCCTAGCGAAAGGCTGGCAACGCTCTTTGCCAATTACCTGTTCCGGGTTCGTCAGTGGGCAGAGGGTAAATCAGCCCGCTTCTTTGGCAAAGGTGAAGTTGACCTGTTTAAAGGGATCAATATTTCTCAGATCGCGCATTTCCCGTATGTGGGTTCATTGCGGATCGCCCACCACTATGTCGATGATTACAACAGTCAATACCAACGCAAAATTGACGGTCAGAGCCTAAGCTTCCCCTTCAGTCTGGATCAGATGATCATCAATGGCCGCCGTTTCTTTGAAATGGCCGAACATTATCAAAAGCAGGTCGCCGTTATTATCAACAGAGAAAAAGATGCTGATGAGAATAAGCCAATTACTCTATTGAATGAAGTGCTGGAACCCTGCGCAAGCAATATTCTATACACCCTGAACAGCTATGTCAGGCGCACCCGCACTGGCGATCGCTATGTCCGGGCGATGTTCGATTGCGCTCTGATTTTTTATATTGATAAATTCGGGACTCAGGAACTGTCTCTGGCGATAGAAAAATGCTTTATCTGGGCATATACCTGCCGTATTGGTCAGCAGGTGGTTCAATTAGCTACCGTCGATAACTATGTGCTACATAACAACCTACTACGTACTATCCGCGATGCACGTCACCCCAAAGATCTACATGCTTTCCCCCTGCGCACACTCGGCATCCAGGATAATAAAAATAATCGCAATGGAACTGAAGATGAGCTAATCATGCTATTCAGGAAGATGAGATATTATGAGTAA